GATGAGATTTTAGCAACGGTTGAGGACCCAACTGATCTCATCCATGTAACATAGGAGGAAACTATGCCAGAGAAAACTGAAGAAAAAATCGAAAAAAAGAAAGGACCGATGGTAGAACTTGACACTTCAGGCCCAGGAGCCGATGTCGAATTACAGGTCACTGAAACAACTGAAACAACTGAAACAGAAGTGGAGGTAAAAGATGACCAAGAAACGAAGACTATTGAAGACGTTGCTAAGCCCGATGACGCACCTGCGGAATCGGATAAGCAGCCTGATGTTCAAACTAGCCCACCAAAAGAAGATCAAAAGCTAGAAGAATACAGTAAAGGAGTACAAGGCCGAATCTCGAAACTGACGCGCAGAATGCGTGAATCAGAACGTAGAGAAAAGGCAGCGTTGGATTATGCCCAAGCGGTGGAATCCAACCGACAAGCGATGGAATCCCGATTCCACAAAGTGGATAAGGATTATGTCGCTAAACTTGAGAGTAGCGTTAATACTGGACTGGAAGCTGCCCAAAAAGAACTGGGAGCAGCCATTGAAGCTGGAGACGCAAAAGCTCAAGTCGAGGCAAACAAAAGAATAGCAACGCTTTCTTTTGATCATGCCAAACTTTTAGCTGCTAAGGCAGGAAAAGAGGAAGAAACTGTAACGGAACCCAGACTTTCGCACGGAGGATATTTGCCACAGCAAACACCCCAAAGACTTCCTGATCCTGATCCTAGAGCTGAAACATGGGCTGGCCAAAACAGATGGTTCGGGCACGATCGAGCGATGACGTTTACAGCTTTTGAAATCCACAAGGATCTTGTCGACAAAGAAGGATTTGATCCGAAGACGGATGATTACTATGCGGAAATAGACAAAAGAATAAGAGTTGACTTTCCCCATAAATTTGATAAGAGTGAAACTAGAAAAACGTCCGAACCCGTTCAGACGGTTGCTTCTGCGACAAGAAGCGTGAAACCAGGACGCCAAACTGTAAGACTCACACCTTCACAGGTAGCAATTGCTAAAAAATTAGGTGTGCCACTCGAAGAATATGCGAGACAACTAAAACTCACGAAGGAGGCATAAGCATATGGTAAAAGAAACAAAAATAACTTCTCGTGCGAGTCAAACTAGGTCTAAAACTGAAAGACCTAAAAAGTGGGCTCCTCCAACATCTCTAGATGCTCCCAAGCCGCCTGCAGGATTCAGGCACAGATGGATCAGGGCTGAGATTGTCGGGTTCGATGATACCAAGAACGTTATGGGTCAATTAAGATCCGGATGGGTATTGGTTAGAGCCGATGAATATGAAGGCCAAGACTATCCCGTTGTAAAAGACGGAAAATATGCTGGGATTATTGGGGTTGGTGGCCTATTGCTGGCTAGGATACCCGAAGAGATCGCGAAGCAACGTGACGAATACTTCAAAAAACAAACTGAAGCGCGTGACGAAGCCGTAGAAACCGATCTAATGAAGGAACAGCACCCAAGTATGCCGATCAATATTGATCGACAGACTAGCGTAACCTTCGGTGGTACAAAGAAAAGTTAATTTTTTAACAATTCTCCAATCACTGAAATTTTAATTAACCGTTTACAGGTAAAACTGTAAACAAGGAGTAACAACTATGGCAAATGCTAATACAGCTGGTTTTGGTTTGATTCCTCAAGGTACAATTGGCTCAACGCCAAGTACTGGTGGACAAGGCAAATACTACATAGTAGCCGCGTATGATGCTGATTTATTTCAAGGCTCTGCAGTGCAGAGTAAAGTGGGATATATCAAAACTGCGCAAGCTGCTATTACGAAACTAAGTATTGGTGTGTTGAATGGTATCTTTTATAACGCGTCGAGCACTTTAAAACCGACGTGGGCTAACTGGTACAATCAACCGATTACTCCAGCCAACAGTGAAAACTTAACGGCGTTCGTGGTTGACAATCCATTCCAACTTTTTGTTGGATCTACAAGTGCGGCATTAGCACAAACAGGATATGGTAAAACATTAGGCCTGACTGTGACTGCAGCAGGTAGTGAAGTAAATGGACAATCAAGCTCAACGCTAACGGTTGGAACTGTAAGTGACACAGCTAATCAGTGGAGATTGATAAGAACTGCTGAGGACCCGTCGAACAATGATATAGCGCAAGCTTATTGCAGCGTTATTGTTGCTCACAACCTCAATCAGTACTTACAAAACACTGGTACTGCTGGTATCACTTGGCAATAATAGGAGCATATAGATAATGGCAATATCAAGAGCACAACTAGTTAAAGAACTAGAGCCAGGCCTAAATGCACTATTTGGGCTGGAATACAGACGTTACGATCAGGAACATAAAGAAATTTATGCAACTGAATCGTCTGACAGAGCTTTCGAAGAGGAAGTTATGTTGTCGGGATTTGCAAACGCAGATGTTAAAGCTGAAGGTCAAGGCGTTGCGTATGACGAAGCGCAAGAAACCTTCACTGCTCGTTACACTATGGAAACGATAGCTTTAGCTTTCTCTATTACAGAAGAAGCCATGGAGGACAACCTCTATGACAGACTTTCTTCTCGTTATACAAAAGCTTTAGCAAGATCTATGGCAAATGCTAAACAAGTGAAAGCAGCGGTACCATTAAACAATGGGCTGCCTGCTGTAGCTACCTTCAAAACAGGTGATGGGGTTTCTTTAATAAACTCATCTCACCCAACAGTTGCAGGTACGTTTAGTAATACCTTATCTACTGCAGCAGACCTTAACGAAACATCATTGGAGCAAGCATTAATTGATATTGCTGCATTCACTGATGAACGTGGTCTTAAAATTGCGGCTAGAGGAATGAAAATGATCATTCCTTCTGCGCTACAATTTACTGCGGAGAGGATCTTAAAGTCTCCAGGTAGAGTTGGAACAGCAGATAACGATATCAATGCTCTAAAAAATATGGGAATGATCCCAGAAGGTTTTAGAGTTAATCACTATCTTTCAGATACTGATGCTTGGTATCTTATCACTGACGTTCCAAACGGGATGAAACATTTCGATAGAGCACCATTGAAAACTTCAATGGAAGGCGATTTCGATACTGGCAATGTTAGATACAAAGCTAGGGAAAGATACGTTTTTGGCGCATCTGATCCTAGAGGTATTTATGCATCACCAGGTGCGTAAGACACACAAATCTTAACTAAAAAAAAATGGGGCGGCCACAATGTCGCCCCATTTCTATGTTATAATTAAGGAATTAATATGAAGACTTTTCAAATAAAGATTCGATATTGTGGCTATTCTGCTGACTTTAATGTTATGTGTGAAGACAGTCCTCAGGGTATCGAAAACTCTATCCTTGACAAACTAGGAAAAAATGAGGTAATATTTGAAAAAAATGGATTTACGAGTAAAGATCGTAAATGGATAACCTATGAGGAGGTTATAAATGACCCAAGACCTGTACATCACGAAGAAGTCCTTGGAGTTAGAGTGGCAACAAGAGCACCTGAAGGAGGGCAAATATAATATTAATATGTCCTATATTGACAAGAAAATTCAGGAAATTGTTAAAGAGATCATTGCCAAAGAATTTGAAGCAGACACTCTTCAAATTAAAGTACACGATTCCAAGCCCGAAGTTTCGATAGCCACTTAAGAGCTGTCAAAAATCATATATTTCTGTAGGGATCCCTTGCGCTATTTGAAAAAAAGTAGTATAAATCACTTACTATACAATTATTAATCAGATGTAGACGCGTATAGTCGACGGCCTAGAGACTACATCTTACAAACTAGGAGGATTATAATTATGGCAAATACAACCTTTCAAGGACCAGTAATATCCAAAAAAGGATTTTACAATACAGGTCCAGCTAACGTTATAGATGCTGATTCAGATACATCATTAACAGTTGCTACCCATGCGGGTAGAATTGTACATAATGATGCTGCTGGAGCAGTGACTTATACGTTACCTGCAGTTAATGCAACTGCGGATTCTGCGGTTGGAGGACCAGGCCCCGACATCAATAGTCTAAATAATGTTGGTGCAACTTTTACTATTTTAAATTCGATTACGAAAACTGGAGATTTAGTTGTACAAGTTGCGAATTCAACTGACGTTATGAGTGGAGGTGCATTCTTTATTGATGACTCCTCTGACAATGTTGTTGGATTTGAAACAGTAGCAGCATCAGACACTATCACATTAGATGGTAGTACAACTGGTGGTGTAACTTATGCAAAAATAGTTTGCACAGTGCTTGCTTCAGGTACATGGTCGGTTTCCGTCCATACTGGATGCACTTCAACACCAGCTACTTGTTTTAGCGCAGCGGTTTAATAAATAAAATGTGAGCTCCTTCGGGAGCTCACGACTAAGGAGATAACAAATGAATACAACAGACGTAAAACAGACTATTGCGATTAGTTCAACGGATACTCTACAAAAGTATGTGGGTACCTCTGCTACTGATATTGGATCTGCGAGATTGAAAGCAGTTCAGGCACAATCGAGTGCAGCCGATGGTAGTGTAAAAATTTATGATGCTACAAGTGCAAGTACAGCTAGTACGTTGGTATTTGAAGCTAAATGGGCTACAGCAGCGAATGAAAGTTTTACTTTTTATCTTCCTCAAAACGGAATCAGATGTAAAACTGCTATGCACGCGGTTCTATCGAATTGTGATTTTTTAGTAGTTACATTCGATTAAGGAGGGCATTTAAATGGCTACTTCAGGGACAACAACTTTTGAGAAGTCGTTCTATATTGATCAAGTAATCGAAGATGCTTACGAACGAATTGGTTTGCAAGCGACCTCGGGCTATCAATTAAAAACAGCAAGACGATCTTTAAACATTCTTTTTCAAGAATGGGGAAATCGAGGAATTCACTATTGGGAAGTAGGAGACACCAACATTACTCCGGTTGAAGGTCAAGCGGTATATAAGCTT